TACCAGCAAACAAAACCCAGAACGGTGCCATAAGAATCATAATATCGGTTGTACTCATGATCAATCTCCACCTTAGAGAAGTATTCTATCACGTATAGATGGCAATGTCAACCAATATTATGCCGTCTCCATCTCTTTGATAGTTTTCTCGGCATATCGGAGAGCCGTATAAGCCTGAACCGACGCGGTAACAAATACATCACCAATGGCAGCACGGCTAAACGACAAGTGGAATCCACCAGTGCTGAATGATGTAATCTTTCCATCACCATATTGGTATGCCATGGAAACCATGAAATCACGAAGTTCATCCCAAGATTCATAACGTTCACGAGCTGAATCATTCATGAGAAATACAGCACGTGCAGCTTGTTCAAAAGCATAATCATCTATGCGCATGGATCAATTCCCTTCAAACTTTTTGAGAACATATGACAACCACCAATACTCATTGGTGAGACGGCAGTCAATACCAAGATCAAACTGATCATCAAGATCCGGTTTGACTTCCATGGCGCGTTCAACGTCATGCAAGCGCTTGGTAATAGCATCAATAAGCATATCGTTACGGACAACTGCGGCTTGTAGATCTTCTACAAGATCATCTTCATAAGTCAACATAATCAATTTCCTTAGTTCTTGATGTGGTCAATAGTGGCCAATACCGAAAGAGCAAACCCAATGAAGAGGATTGGGCCACAGAGAATGAATGCTTCATATGGAGTCATGTTTTGTTCCTTTCCAATTTATGATACTATTCTATCATATCTACCAAGAAAGTATATACCAAAATGTGTTACAAAACGACTTTTTTGTTATAAAATGTGTTACAATTCTTCGGATTCCTCTTCTATGACCTCGGCTATGAAGTCATAGAGGGCCTCACGTAACTTAGCCTTGGCAGGGAGGTAACGATCTTCCTCGATCCTCATCTGCTTCTTATAGTTGTGATGCTGTTCTTCTTCCCACATATCATCGCGGGCATCTATCATCTCTTCAAGAGAATGAATGAACTTGTCAATATTCTCTAGCTGCCTGTACTTTTTCATCCAAAGGATCCTCCTTGCGACTCATATCGTCGACGATGATATATTTGGCTTCAGGATCCAATTCACCATAGGCCTCGAGAATTTTGCGTACTTCAATTAACCGCTCAATACATGAACTAATTGTTTTTTGAGAAGTTTTATCATTATTACCATCTTGAAGATCTGTTAAGACAGCATCAAGATTTGTATCAATAGAATAATCAATCTGGACAAGATCACCGTTATTCAACCTTTCCCTACCAAAAGCAGGAAAAAGCAAATTTGTAATTTCATCCAGTCTTTGTTCAGCTGTGGTCTTAGGCTTTCTTTTAATCACTTTAAACATATCAAACATTTTTCACCTTAAGTTTTTTTACGACCGATATTATATTTTGCTTCCAGAGTCCAGCTATTCTTATCCTTATGAGGAATGATCTTGATCTGTGACATAAGTGCCTTTGGATCCTTAATCAGCTCTTCATCAATAACTTTTACCAAACCCCATTCTTGCAACAGTTGAATAATGGTATTTCTTCTACCTTTATCTTCAGCTGTAAAGTCGGATGGCTTTCCGTCTAGTGCAAAAAGTTCTTTAAAATGTACAATATAATACTTGCCCTGCTTATGCAGAATGTGGCAAGACTGATAAAGCTTCTGATCTTTGCGAGATGCTACACCAATGCGAGTGAGAGTTTCCTTAATCTTTAGGAAGTCTTCTTCTTCGGCTATCTTCACCTCAACCAATGTTTCCAATAAACTAGTCATTTTGACCCACCTTTTTCTAATTTTTCTTTTATGGTGTTAATCTGCTCCTTTGTAAGGACCTTCAGGGCTTGTTTTGCCTTGACGATGTTATATTTATAGTATTCTTGGATTAAAGATATGAGGGCTTCTTCTGTCTTTCTGGCATCTTCTTGGCCTTTAACTTTCTTTTCCTGGAAGCGCTTACGTTTTCTGACAGAATAGAAAAGATAATGATAATGCATTTCATCAGTAAGATGACTATTCATATTCACTTCATTAACATGATATAAACAATCATGAAAGTTTGAAAGAATATTATTAGTTCTCCACCAGGAATATTCACCATTAATTTTCAATGGTTCCGATCCTAGATTAATACTATTTTCAAATTCAAATTTATAGGATTCTTTTTTGACTACTGGTTCTTCAGCTATCTTTTCTCTAAGATTTCCTGTTACATCCAAGAGAGCCGTCATTTGAATTTGATCTCAATCATGGTTTCGGCACAGAAAGCAACAAAGTTAATTTCAGCATTGGCAGCAAAAGAATTTTGATATTGATATTTTGCAATTAAAAGAATAAGTGCTGGAATATATGATGGATCAATATACTCATTAGCATATTCATAAAATTCATTATAGAGATAGTTGACATCAGTATCAAGATTATTCTTGGCCCATTTACGAACTTCTGTAAAGTTCTTTTCCTTCATATTAAGAATAAGATCCTTAATGGAAGCTTGAGTCATATTAGTAAGAATACCAGAGTCAATAGCACCAGATGCTGCATAGCGTTGAAACTCATTGAGCACTCGGCGCCAATCTGGAAAATATTTCTGGATAACTTCGGCAACAACTGCCTTGTCGTATGATACACCTTCTGTATCAAGAATAGTACCAACACGTTTCATAAATTGCATAGCAAGTTTGGCTTTATCATTTTTGCCAATCTTAAAATCAATAACAGAACAACGTGAATGAAGTGGTTCAATGATTCTGTTCTTAAAATTACAAGTGAGAATAAAACCACATGTTTTAGAAAACTCTTCAATAAATCCACGAAGAGCTGGTTGGACGGTATTTGAATTAAGATAATCCGCCTCGTCAATGATTACATATTTACGACCACCAGTAAATGAAATAGTACTTGCATAGTTTGCAATATCATTTCTTAGTGTATCAATCAGTCGGCCTTCCAATGATCCGTTGATGAGGATGTAATCCGCTCCGACTTCTTCCAACATGGCCATAGCAACTGTAGTCTTGCCAACACCAGCACTACCACAGAGAAGAAGATTTGGAATAGTACCATCAGTTACAAACCTTTGAAATACAGTTTTAAGTTCAGCAGGAAGAATAGTGTCTTCAATAGTTTTTGGGCGATACTTCTCGACCCAAAGAAATTCTTCTTTCATCACAAGTCTCCATTATATAAAAAAGATTGGGAGAGGTTTTACCCCCTCCCAAGTTGTCCTCAAGCATCATAGCTTGAAGATGATTCCAATGCAATCCAATACTCAATTTCAGAACTCTTAAGATGTGAAATACCCTTTGAAGAGATCTTCACATCATAATCAGCTGCCATAATCTTAATGAAGTTTTCAACCTTAAAGATCAAACGGAAGTTCTTATCAGTTGAACCAACATTAACACTATAAACATCACCATCAGGAAGTTTGCTGTCAAGTGCTTGGAACTTGATAGTTGATCCATCACCAACAACCGCAATGTCTGGCAAACCAAGAACACCTGCACCACGAATAACTTCCTTCAAGGACTTATCTGTAAGCTTGAATTCAATGTCAACAGACGGAAGAACAATTTCCTTTTCAGGGGCTGCCTTGATAGCATTCTCATCGGCATAGAAATAGTTAACTGATCTGTTTTCATCTCCTGAAATATTAACAGACTTTTCGTTAAAAGTCAATGAAGGATTTTCAAAGAGAGATACAGTACCGATAAACCGAGAAAGATTATAAACGGCAAAGCGCTTATCAAAGTTATTTGGAACTACTGCCTTGGCCATGATGGTCTTAGCAGGAGATACAGTTGTAATAACATTACCTTCACGGAAGAGAATGGAAGGGCTGATGTTGGAAAAGTTATTCAAAATTGAGATAGTCTTCTGTTCAAGCTTCATAATATACTCCATAGTTAAAGTTTAGTTCAATCACTTAATATCTTTTCTTTTCTTGATAGCATCGGGGTCAGCAGTAGCTGCAGCACCGATCTGAGCAAGATCTGCCAAGGAACCACCAAAGATATAGCTGCCAACATGTTGCAACTTCATCCAAGGGCAGAACCAAGTTTTAATGCCAGCAGACTGAGCCTTTTGGCAGAACCAATAGTCTTCTGAGAGATAGCGCTTAGAGACAGGATCAATTTCTGCCTGGAAGAACTGAAGAATCTCACGTGAACCATCAAAGTGTTCAGTACGAACATGGTCTGGCTTGTAGCTGTACTGATCCTTATATGTATCATAGAACTTTTGCATTGCAGCCTTAGTGATCATCATAAAGCCAGTACCGATTTCAAGAACTTCACAAGGTTCTGAGATTGGAATAGACTGTTGACCGCCCTTAGGATTGAAAACAAAGTCACCAACATACTTTTCAAGGTTGTTAGGATTTTCATCAGCAAGACCCTTGTCAACTGCCAACTTAATCTTTTCCCAAGAAATACACTTCTTAGGATATGGACCGCCAATGATTTCATACTTCTCATCCTGAGATTGAAGTGCCATCATTGCAATAATGTCCTGAGGGTTGAAACCGATGTCGGAGTCAATGAACATCATATGGTCTGCACCAGAACGCATAAACTCATCACAGCAATAGTTACGAGCACGAGTAATAAGTGACTCATTAAAAAGGAAATAAAACTGGAGAGGAATTCCATACTGTGTGCAAATAGCCGAAAGGTCAGCACACGATTTGGTAAACATACCTGCACACATACCACCATACATTGGTGTAGCTACAAATAGCTTACGCTTCTTAAGTTCTTCAATATCAATCTTAATTTCCATCAGAATCATCCTTTAGTTGTTTTTTGTATTGGGTATCATGCACGTGTAATTGGATCATAGCATAATGGATAACTTTGAGAAGGTCCTTACGCCAATCTTCAGGTGTTCCCTTTTTACCGTATCGTTGGCTGTATTTCATTACATTACCGACACAGAATCCAGAACCGTGACCAGAGTCAATTACAAACTCTGTTGCCTGAAACTTATTTAGAGAGTAGTGTTCTCCATATGTTTTCTGGATATAGGCAAACATCTCCTTGATGTATTTATCTTCATTATACTTGTATTCGATATTGTTCATCAATCTTTTCCATTCTCAAAGACAATATTTTGCTCCAATTCTCGTGAATCACTTTCATAATTCTTACGATAGTTATTATTTGCCTTAATGACCTCTGCAAGGACAGTCATACTTTCACCGGCAAAATTTAGCAGTGCAGATGTATCTTTTGGAAAACACGCACCACCAAAACCTCTTTTACCATCAAAGCCAGGAACAGTAGTATGTGAACGACCAACACGAGGATCACCTGTAATGGCGCTTACAATTTTACCAAAGTTACCATGCTGTGAAGTTACAACATCATAGAACTGGTTGAACCAAAGAACTTTAGTTGCAAGAAAGGAATTAATTCCATACTTGACAAAACTTGCATCAACAGCAGACATATGATATGTTGGACAAGGTTTGCACAAACTGTAGAACTTATAAAGTTCTTCTACCCTGTTAGTAACTTGAGGAGAACCACCAAACACGTGCATAGTTGGATTCACAAAATCCTCATTAGCACTTTTTTCAGTTAGAAACTCTGGGTTATAAACAAGGCGCTCTTTATATTCACCCGAGAAGATCTTGTCAATGATATCAGGTGTTACTGTTGACTTAATAACAATAGTACCGCTTACATTCTTCTTCAGGAAATCAACTACATTTTCAATAATTGAAGAGTCGATTGAACCTTTGTGTCCCATTGGAGTTGGAACACAGACAAAAGAAAAGTCAATTGGTTCATCAACAATATCTTCAATCTGCATTCCGCCCTTAGGGTCAACAATAAATTTTTCACACATGTCACTGGGAAAACCATAATCAACGGCCTTACCAACAAAACCATGACCAATAATAGCTATTTTCATTTTATATAATCTTTCAAGTTATTTTTTGCAGACCAACCTAGTTGTTTAGTTTTATCAGTGATAACTTTACTAGTCATCCTATTACCTTTACGTGGTTCCAGTTCAGTTATATCACAATTGAACATTTTGGCAACCTCAAAGATTGTATAAGATGTTTCATTGCCGATACCGTATTCATCACCATAACCTTTTTCACCAATCAGAATAAGTGCATCAACAATATCATCAATGTGAGTAAAATTACGCAACTGAGTACCTGGCATTACTACAGGAAGTTTCTCACCATTCTTTTTTAATTCAGCAAATTTAGCAATCAATGTTGCATATTTACCTGTAGCAATTTCACGCTTACCATATACGTTATAAAAATAAGTGATGGCATAGTTAATATTATGCCATTCAGCAAATTTCTTTACATATTCTGTATTGGATGCTTTTGACCAAGCATAAGGACTTTGAACATAATCATCGGTCTCGTCGGCATATTTAGTACTGCTGCCGGCATAGATTAATTTGGCTTGTGTTTCCTTAACATACTTAAGTACTTCGTGAGTACCAAGTTTATTATACCTCCAAACTTGATCAAAGTCATCAAAACTTTGTTCAACGCGTGAATATTCTCCAAGATGAAATACAATATCTGGATTGATGCCAGTATACTTCATAATATTTTCGGTGGTGTCTTCAAAATAAATCACACCAGGAACATGATTGTCTTTTGATCCGGTAAAATAATTATCTATAGAATAAACAATATTATCTTGAACTAATTTCTCACACAAGTTAGAGCCGATAAAACCGGCTCCACCTGTAACCAATATAGTAGCCATTAAGAAACATTCCTTCCTTTTGGAAATGCATTACGTGAATATTCCTGATCTGCATAGGCATCTGGAGTACCCCATTGACGAATCAATTGCATACCATAATTATCTACTTTGTTCTTAATGTCAACATCTTTCTTAAGGATAAGTGGATTAAGACGAGCAGGTTGACCATTCTTGTTAATAACTGCATTAAGATCTACAATATGATGGACACGACCGTAGCGTTGAGCAAGATGAACACAATCTGGATGCATTTCAACAAGCATTTGAGATTTCTTAAGTGATGCATCTTCTTCATAGTTATTATAAACTTCCGAAGTATTACCGCCCTTCACAGTACCAGTTCTTGCCTTACCACAAAGGAAAGAATAGAATAGCATTGTGCAGAGTCCTTCCTTAAGAACTCTGAGAGAAAGATCAACGTCTTCATTATACTTGCCACGCCACTTGTGTGGGCAATTATTGTCAATCAAGAAACAAGACATGATTCGTGTATTTAGAAGATATGGCGGATAAGGATAATCATCAACACAAAAGAACTTGTATTGGAATCCAGCCAGTGCAATATTTTCATAGCGGTCAACAAAGTCTTCTGCAGCACGGAAGATAGAAGAACCTTTTTCAACACGATAACGTCTGTTCTGATTAAAGCGCCAGAATTCAAAGATATTATCATCCATCAACCAATGACGAGCAAAACCATTTAACTGTGAATGTTCCCAGCACCAATTACGAGCAGGACCAGAACCTTTACCATGGTTACTGAATGGCAAAGTAAGAATTTTCTTTGGATCAATGACAGCAGCATAATTATCATATTCTTGTGGTTCGATCACAATGTAATATGGAACGCCTAGGCTTTCAAGTGCCTTACTAGTATATCTAGTTTCCCACCGACCTTTTGAAATAATATAGATTGGATAGCGTGTAGAAAATTCCTCAGACATTTAAACCTCTTCAACAATTCTATTCATATTATTCTTTTCTGGTGACTTAACAGGATACCAAACCACGTTAGTCTTTTCTGTCATATTATACTCTAATAGATCGGAGAATGCTTTCCGATCTTCCATAGTCTTAAAATAAACTGTAATCTGTTTCCAAGGAGCAGTGTTATATGTTTCAAAGGATGGCATACCTGCAGCATACCATTGAATATACGGGTTTGCCCACTCTTCTTGTAATTCTTCAACTGTTGTAATATTCATATCAGTCTCCCAAGAATTTTAGCAACCCATTATCTTTTTCCTTTTTAAATTCAAAGGAAGTCAATTTAGGAACAGGTGCTTCATCAACAATTTTCATAAATGCAACATAATCTTCAAATGATCTAAAGTTTACATAAACACTTTGCCACCTTTCAGGAAAGTCTGGATTAACAGGACGGACCCAAATATCTGGCTTTGTATCAACTTCTTCATCAAGAAGAAGTGACAGATCAGACTTAACATTTTCCTTGGCTTTGTAACCAACAAGATCTTCATAATCAGCTGAAGTATCTCTAACGTCGTTATTCATTCCTATCTCCATTCAGATACCATGTACCTCTTGAATTGATCAATTATAACAGGTTCTTTGATAGTTGTTAACAAAATACCGTTGTCTTTTGAAAAAAGATACATTTTTCTATTATCACTAGTTGATCTAACTTTTGTCATTCGCTTATCTTTTGGAAACTCATAGATCTTAACTTCAAACCCATTGTATTTAGACGGAGTTTCAACAAAGATTAGCCG